ACCGGTGCATAAATCATAAAAAATATAATCATCAACACGGTTTCGATTGTATCCCATTTATTATACTTCTTCATTTACTCCACCCCCTTTACCGTTACCGGGGGGGGGGATACCACGCAGCGCCACACCACCCATTGACATGGGTAAATATCCCCAAAATTTAAAAAGACCTTTACTTTTACACAAACTATGATATTATTATACCACCACTTCCTTTTCATTCATTTGATTTGTGCATTGTTGCAAGTACCTCCATTCTTGTAGCAATGCATTTTTATTGGAGAATTTTATGAAAGAACTACTTGAAAAGATATTATACAAAGCAAATATGGGAAATATCCAAGCTTGTGAGGACTTATTTCACATGTGTTTGGAGACAGAGAAAACTGATTTGGTATTGGCGGTTGAATACCTAAGAAAACTGTCACAGTTTATCGAATCGAAAATCCCTGTAACATCGGACTCCACGGTTGCCCACAAGCTGTTTGATTTACACAAGCGAGTGCTGCTTGAACTGGCTCCCTATGATTTCGATAGCTATCTTTTGTACATGGAATGGGACAGAGACCCGGAGAAGAAGTTTTATCCACCTCGAAGAAAGGTTTTGAAACGTGTAGTGGACGCTCTACAGGAACTGGCAGAGGATAAACTGGATTTATTGGCAATCAGTATGCCACCGGGTACCGGGAAAACCACACTGGCGATATTTTTCTTAACGTGGCTTGCCGGGAGAAACCCTAACGAGCCGATGTTAACAGCCAGTCACAGCAATTCCTTCGTGAGAGGGGTTTATGACGAATGCTTGCGGATTTTCGATGGCAACGGTGGTGAGTATCTGTGGGCAGATGTGTTTCCACATGTTCCTATCGCCGGAACCAATGCGAAAGATTGCAGAATCGATTTGGACAGAAGACAGAGGTTCGAAACACTGGAATTTACTTCCATCGGTACAGGTAATGCCGGACTTTATAGAGCGGCCAGTCTGCTGTACTGCGATGACCTTGTGTCCGGCTTGGAAGTTGCACTCTCGAAAGAGCGATTAGACAAGCTGTGGGGAACTTATACCACCGACCTCAGACAGAGAAAAATCGGTGACCATTGTAAGGAACTGCACATCGCCACAAGGTGGTCGGTACACGATGTAATCGGGAGACTGGAAGAAAATTACGGTGACGGAGACAGGGCGAAATTTATTGTATTGCCGGCGATAAACGAAGAGGGTGAGTCGAACTTCAATTATGATTATGGAGTCGGATTTACTACGGAATTCTATCGTGAGCAACAGGAAACCATGGACGATGTGAGTTGGAGAGCGTTATACATGAACGAACCGATTGAGCGTGAGGGATTGCTGTATGCAGACGATGAGTTAAGACGATTTTTTGATTTGCCGGCAGAGGATCCGGACGGAATCATCGGTGTCTGTGATACCAAAGACAGGGGGTCGGATTATGCTTTTCTCCCTGTGGCTTACATGTACGGAGACAATTATTACATTGCAGATTGTGTTTGTGATAACGGTCTCCCGAATATCGTAGACGCTAGACTTACCGAGATTCTTGTCAGAAACAAAGTGAAGATGTGCCGGTTTGAATCCAATTCAGCCGGGGGCAGAATTGCCGAGAAAATCCACAATGAGGTGAAAGAAAAGGGCGGTATAACGAATATCAGCACGAAATACACCACAGCGAACAAGGAAACGAAAATCATTGTGAACAGTGCGTGGGTGAAAGAACACTGTCTCTTCTTAGACGAATCTCAATACAAGAAAAATTCTGATTACGGTAAGATGATGAATATGCTTTGCTCGTATACCGTAGCCGGTAAGAACAAACACGATGATGTACCGGACGGAATGGCTATGCTTGCTGAATTTGCTCAGAGCCTTGTGACTGCTAAAGTAGAAGTTTTCCAAAGACCTTGGTAAATGTGCAAATTTGGTGTATTTAGATGTATATTTGAGGTTGTGTGAATATTGTTAAATTAGAGTAATAGTTGTAAAATAACTGTACTGGTTGTTTGATTGTTTATCATCCTTGCTTGGTGCGTTATCGCAAGAGAATTTAATCTTTTGCGGTAACGTACTTTTTATTTTTTGCAGAAAGGAGGTCGAAAGTGGCTCACAATATAGATTCATCGAAATCAAGAAACGAAACGAGAATCATGAACGGCAGACGGATTATCACAAGCAGTGTTAAGGAAATCACTAGAGACAATGTCATCGATGTGTTGCAGAAAACCATGATTGAACATGAACTCAACCGCAGCGAAATTGATTATCTCTATCGCTACTACAAAGGCGATCAGCCTGTTCGGTATCGTGAGAAAACCGTTCGACCGGAAATCTGTAACAAAATCGTTGAAAACAGAGCGAACGAGATTGTGTCGTTCAAGGTTGGTTATCTGTGTGGAGAACCGATTCAGTATGTTAGCAGAGGCGGGGACGAAAACATCGTAAATCAGATTAACGCACTGAACGAATACATGTTTTCGGAAGACAAAGCGTCACAAGACCAAGAGTTAGTTGAATGGCAGATGATTTGCGGAACATCGTATCGAATGGTTTTGCCGGACGATTCACCGGAACTGGGTTTAGAACCGGATGACGCACCGTTCGAGCTTTTCACACTGGATCCGAGAAATACATACGTTGTGTATTCACAGGATGTGGGTTCCAAACCGCTCATGGCTGTAAAGTACATGCAAGATGTTGATACAGGTGTTACCCATTACTCGGTATACACTGACAAGATGTGTTATTACATCGATGACTTGATAAAAATCAAAGATAAACCGCATATTCTAGGCATGATACCCATCATCGAATATCCAGCGAATAACGCAAGACTGGGCTCATTCGAGATTGTTCTACCGTTACTGGACGCAATCAACAATGTTGGGAGCAACCGTTTGGACGGTGTGGAACAGCTTGTACAGGCATTCATCAAATTTGTGAATTGCGACATTGATGTGGACACCTATCAGCAGTTCTTAGAAATGGGTGCAATCAAGGTGAAGTCCACTGACGGTACAAACGCTGATGTAGATGAAGTGGCGACCGAACTTAATCAGACTCAGTCACAGACACTGAAAGATGATTTCTACAATGCAGTTCTCACGATTTGCGGAATGCCGAATCGTAACGGTGGTTCCTCCACCAGTGATACCGGATCAGCGGTGCTGCTGAGAGACGGTTGGTCGGACGCGGAAGCGAGAGCCAAAGACAGCGAGAATGTGTTTAAGCGTTCTGAGAAGAAAATGCTAAAGCTTGTTCTTAAAATTTGCAGAGAGTTCGGAAAGCTGACACTGAGACTCAAAGACATTGACATGAAGTTCACTCGTAGAAATTACGAAGCGATTCAGAGTAAGTCACAAGTTCTTATTTCGATGTTAGGCGAGCCGAAAATCCATCCACAGCTTGCCTTCTTACACAGCGGATTGTTTACGGACGCTGAGTCTGCTTATCAGATGAGCATGGATTATTACGAAGAACAGCAAGCGAAAGCCTTGGAACAGGCACAAATGCTAAGAAATACAAACGAGGGTGAAAGCTCAGAAGATGAGGACGAATCCTCGGAAGAAGATACAGAAGATGGTCAGAGAAGACCTAAACCGCAGAATTAGTCACAGAAGACTTAAAAAGACAGGAGATTGAAACATGAAATTAGATTTATCCAAAATTGAAGGTTACGAGAATATGTCGGTTGAAGACAAGCTGAAAGCACTTGAATCTTACGAGATTGAACAGGACTACACCGGATATGTTAAGAAAGATGTGTTTGATAAGACAGCTTCCGAACTGGCAGAAAAGAAGAGACAGCTCAAGGCAAAGCTGACGGAAGAGGAAACAAAAGAACAGGAACGTAACGAAGCATTTGAAAAATTGCAGAAGAACTACGATGATCTTGTTCGAGAAAATCAGATTTCTCAGTACACCTCGGAACTGCTTTCCGCTGGTTATGATGAAAAACTCGCCGGTGATACCGCTTTGGCTATGGTTGATGGTGACACAGCTAAAGTATTTTCGAATCAGAAAAAGCACCTCCAAAACATGGAAAAGAAATTGCGTGTTGAAATCTTGAAAGACACTCCGAAACCGGTTGAAAACGGTGGTTCGGACACGATGACACTTGATAAGTTTCGGAAGTTGTCGGCGGCTGATAGATTGAAATACGCTGACGATAACCCCGAAGAGTATAAAGCATTATACACAGGAGGTAATGAATAATGGCTCACAAGATTTATGACAATTTCTACCTGTCCAATGAAATTGAGGATCAGTTCAATTCCCATTTGGATTTGCAGCAGTTTTGCACGGTAGATAATTCACTGGTTGGCACACCGGGTATGCTGAGAAAAATCAACGTATACAGTGCAACTAGCGGCACCGAGAAACTGGACATGGGACAGGGAAACACTAAGGATATCGAAGTATCCTACAAACAGAAAGAGTACAGAATCAAGCTTGCTCAGAACAGATTCCCTTATTTCGATGAACAGGAAATGACGGATCCAATGCTTGTTCCAACAGGTGTTAGACACATGGGAACAGACATGTTTAACACAGAAAACGCTGATATCTATGGCGAGTTTCTGAAGGCACCGATTACTGTTCCGGCTGTTAAGTTTGATTTTGACGCTTTCGTAGACGCTGTGGCAAACATCAACGTAGAAAGCACTGATAACGACCCAGCTGTTACAGCACCGATGACCTTTGCATTCGTTCATCCGATTGATGTGGCAGAAATCAGAAAGAACTTCAAGGATGAACTTAAGTACATGGAGAGTTTCGCTCGCACCGGATACGTTGGAACCGCTGGTGGTGTGAATATCTACACCAAGAAGGACGCTAAACCGGGTGTGATTGCGGTCGCAACCAAAGAGGCCGTAACTGTGTTTAACAAGAAGGGTACTGAGGTAGAACAGCAGAGAGACGCAAACATTCGTAAGAATGAGATTTTCTCTAGAAAGTTCTACATCGTAGCACTGACTGATACCACAAAGGCCGCACTGCTTAAGAAGGGTAAGATGACTGCTTCCACAGATACTACTGTAACTGAAAGCAAGACTTACTACGCAAAGACCGACAGCGGTTACATCGTAGGTAAGCCGGAAACAAACCCTAAGACAGAAGGTTTCTACGAATTTTCTGCATAGTTGATTGAGAAAGGAGGTTGTCAGCGATATGACCGAAACAGAAAAAATATTGACCGTCAAAGCCATGGTTGGTGATTCTGATAGTGATGAAACGCTGGCAATCTACCTTCGGTTAGCCGGGCAGAAAATCATCAATAGAGCGTTTCCGTATGACCACGATGTGGAAGAAGTACCGAAAAGGTATTCCACGTTGCAGTGTGAGATTGCTGCATACATGCTGAATAAGCGAGGTGCAGAGGGTCAAACAGTTCATACGGAAAACGGAATCACAAGGTCTTATGGAAGTGCCGATGTTCCCGAATCCATGTTATCAATCGTTGTACCTCATTGTGGCACGATTCGATAGGGGTGAGAGTATGAAAGCACTCAAACGGAACAAACGCACATTCTACTATGCCCTCTACGAGGGCAAAGACCAAGTAATCGATGAATATGGGAATTTCACAGGTGAGTATGAAAACCACTGGGGAAAACCCTGTTCATATGCGGCTAATATTTCCTCCGCAAAAGGTGAAACAGATACTCGTCAATTCGGTGAAAACGAAACCTATGACAAGGTTTTAGTCATGGATAATGATGAAGTCGGTTTGCAGATTGACGAGTACACTGTTTTATGGATAGACACGTTGCCGACACTGGACGAAAACGGCGAAACCACTACACCACATGATTACATCGTGAAAAAGGTTGCGAGAAGTATCAACAATGTTGCGTTCGCAATTACAAAGGTGGAAGTCCAATGAAGAAGATTGAGATTGATGTGTTTTCAAGCGAAAGTATAGAAAACGCTATTAAACAGCTTGATTCTTACGCTAAGGAAATCGAGAGAAAAACAGAATTACTCAGAATAAGGGTAGCGGAAAGAATAGCAACCGAGGTTGAAATCGGATTCAGAATGGCTACCACATCGGACATGGTGAAAGGTTCGCCACCACCCAATGACACGTCTGTGTATGTTCGGAATGAGGGTAACACAAGTGTTATCGTAGCGAACGGAACACAGATTATGTGGATTGAGTTCGGAGCCGGTGTTTATCACAACGGCAGTGTGGGAAGTTCGCCACACCCGAAAGGTTCGGAATTGGGTATGGTTATCGGTGGCTACGGTAAGGGCAGAGGTAAGAGAAGAGTGTGGGGGTACGTTGAGTCAGAAGGTGATGAACTGAAATTGACAAGAGGTACACCGGCACAAATGCCAATGCTGAAAGCGGTAAATACTGTTTTAAACGAGATTCCGGATATTGCGAGAGAGGTGTTCAAATGATAGATATCGAAATTGAATTAATCGATCGCATTAGTGCGAAACTCAGAGAACAGTGTGAGGGGGTTTATGTTACAGGCGAGTATGTTAAATCACCACCTAAATTTCCCTGTGTATCAATCGTAGAGGTAGACAATCAAGTTTACCGAAACGGCAGAGACAGTGGGGATATTGAGAATTTCGCCCAAGTAGCATACGAAATCAACGTGTACTCCAACAAAAGTGTTGGTCGCAAAACAGAATGTAAGAGAATCATGGGAATCGCCGATTCAGAAATGGCGAAACTCGGATTCACTAGAACGGTATATACACCTGTTCAAAACGAAAGAGACGCTACTATATACAGAATAGTTACGAGATATAGAGCTATCGTTGATAAGAACAAAACAATTTACAGGAGGTAAGAGATTATGGCTATTAGTACATACAAGACATTCCTTATGTGCGATAAGGAAGGTAAGGGTACTTACACCAAGCTGATTGACATTAAGGAGTTCCCGGATCTCGGTGGTGCCCCGGAAATGCTTGAAACAACTACCCTGTCTGACAAAATGCAGACCTACATTCCGGGTATTCAGTCTTTGGATTCTTTGGAGTTCACAGCCAACTACACTTTGGAAGATTACAAAGCACTGGTGGCAATGCAGGACAGCGAAAAGGACACCAAGTTTGCGGTATGGTTCGGTGGAACTGAACAGGTAGACGGTGGTGTTACACCGACAGGTGACAAGGGTAAGTTTGCATTTACCGGACAGCTTTCCGTATATGCAAACGGATCCGGCACTAACGAAGTTGTCGAAATGACGATTACTATTGCACCTTCTTCCCCAATCGTGATGAAGGAAGCATAGTTATAAACAATTGTTTTTAAGGAGGATTATTAGTTATGGCAAAGCAGTTGAAGATCAATTACAACGACAAAGAGTATACACTCGAATTTACGAGAAAGACGGTTGCACAGATGGAAGGAAACGGTTTCGTTGCAGCAGATGTTGAGACAAAACCAATGACTACTCTTCCGCTGCTGTTCGAAGGTGCTTTCCTTGCCCACCACAGATGGGTGAAGAAAGATGTGATTGATGAAATTTTCGACCACATCACAAACAAAGAGGATCTCATCGGTAAACTGGCAGAAATGTATGCAGAACCGATTCTGTCCTTGGTAGAAGACCCGGAGGAATCCGAGGGAAACGCAAGCTGGACAACGAGCTGGTAGATGACTCGTTGCAACCAAACAGGTTTAAGGAATTAGGGGGCGAGCGAGATGGTCGCTCCGCTCCCATTTCTTATACAGACAGTTTTTATGAACAGTTCCCCTATTATCTATCGATAGGCATGACGGCGAAACAGTATTGGGAAGACGACTGCACGCTAGTTAAATACTACCGAAAAGCTGATGAATACCGAATGGAAAGAATCAATCAGCAAGCGTGGCTACAAGGAATGTATATTTATGACGCGTTGAGCAGATTATCACCGATTCTTAAAGCTTTCCCGAAAAAAGGAACAAGAGCCGAGCCGTACCCGGAAGAGCCTTACGCTCTCAATCAAGAAAAAGAAGAAGCGGCTCGTAAGAAAAAAGAAGAGACAGCAATGCAAAAGGGTATCCAGTTTATGGAGGCTTTTGCGTCTAAAACGAATAAACAATTTGAAGAGAAGGAGTAATTAGATTATGTCTGCAACGACAATGGAACAACTCGAAATACAAGTCAATTCTAGTTCGACTAATGCCGTTGAAGGCATTTCTAAATTATCGAGGTCGCTGAATCGTTTGAATACGGTTCTTAAGGGTTCTTTCGACACCTCGAATGTTGTACAGGGTATTCAAACACTGAATGCCGGATTGAAACAACTGGACGGTTCGGCGGCTGACAAATTGAAAAATATTGCGGAATCACTCAAAGCACTCAAAAGTACAGGATCGGTTAATATTTCAATAACCGATGGTGATTCGGATATCGATAAGCTTAAACTCGAAGTTAAATCTTTGAGAGAAGAGCTTGATAAGCTCACCACATCGTCTGCTAGGACAAGCACGAACACGAGTGTTTGGAGTTCTTTAAGAGTTGCAATCAACAGTGTGTCCGCTAGCATGTTTTCACAAAAGACGAAGGCTGATCAAAACACCGCTAGTATGAACCAACAGGCGGCAACAGGTTCGAAACTCATAAATGTTCTTTATTCACTCAGAAATGCATACCAAGCGGCAGCTAGTAGCAATAACAACATGGCGAATTCTAACAAGGGCAGCGGAAAATCATACACCGACCTCTTGTCTAAAATGACTATTTGGATTAATGCCGGAAAAGCAGTACTGGGTACAATCAAAGGAGTTATCGACCAATCTAATCAGTACACGGAAGATTTAAACCTGTTTACAGCAGCCATGGGTGAGTATGCCGGAGAAGCACAGCAATTCGCAGAGAGAGCGAGCGAAGTTCTCGGTATTGACCCGGGTGAATTCATGAGAAACGAGGGTACGTTTAACTCCATCATCGAAGGTTTTGGTGTAGCCAACGACCAAGCATATCTCATGTCTAAGAATCTGACACAGCTCGGTTATGACATTTCATCATTCTTCAACACCGATGTTGAAACAGCTATGCAGAAGTTACAGTCGGGTATTTCCGGAGAGTTGGAACCACTCAGAAGATTGGGATATGATTTGTCGGTTGCTAGACTGCAACAGGAGGCATACAACCTTGGAATTTCGAAATCTGTATCGAACATGACACAGGCTGAGAAATCACAGCTCAGATACTATGCCATCATGACACAGGTTACACAGGTGCAAGGGGACATGGCGAGAACCTTAAACGCACCGGCGAACCAACTGAGAGTGTTCCAAGCACAATGCACAATGGCCGCTAGAGCGATAGGTAACATATTCATCCCTATACTAAATAAGGTGTTGCCGTATCTGATTGCATTTGCGAAAATCGTCAGACTTGTAGCAAGTGCTATTGCGAGTGTCTTTGGATTCAAGTTACCGAAGGTTGATTATTCCGGTATGAACACCGGGGCGAAAGCCATGGGTGATTTGGCTGACAAAACCAACGGAGCGAATAACTCCCTTGGTAAAACACCGAAGAAAGTAAACAAAGTTACAAAAGCTTTGAAGAAATTGAAAAATGCCACAATCGGTATTGACGAACTGAACATCATATCCCCGGATACAAATAGTTCGCCTAGCGGTTCCGGTGGTTCCGGTGGAATCGGCGGAGGTGGCGGAGGCGGCGGTATCGGCGGTATCGGTGGCGGTGACCTAGGATTCAAGCTTCCGGAATACGATTTCTTAAAAGGTGCTATTGGTGCTAAAACAGACGAAATCGTAAAAAAGATTAAGAAGGCTGTAAAAACAATAACTCTAATTCTCGGAGGAGCACTACTGGCTGTTGGTGCGATAGTATTCTTTTTCGCCGGGAAAAACCCGAAAGGACTCGGTATCGGACTAGGCTTAATGGTAGCCGGTGCAGCTACACTGGCAGCCGGAATAGCGTTCGGTTTGAACAACGATGTTGTGGAAAACATAAAAAATATATGCAGTGCGATAGCCGGTGTTTTGGGAGGAGCTTTGTTGGCTCTCGGTGCATTATTCTTGTTTTACGGAGGGAAATATCCAAAGGGTATGGCAATCGGTCTCGGATTGATGGTTTTGGGTGCTGTTTCACTCGGTACAGCGATAGCGGTAAAGCTGAACGGTAATATCAGTAAGGAGATATCAAGCACGCTTAGCACAATAGCTAAAATTCTAGGAGGGGCAATGTTGGCTCTCGGTGCGATACTATTCTTTTTCGGTGGAAAAACACCAAGAAGTATGTCGTTAGGTCTCGGATTGATTATTGCCGGTGCGGTGACACTTGCCACAGGAATAGGACTTGGAACAGGATCCATCGTAAGTGATGTGAAACGCATAATAACTCAAATCATGATTGTTGTCGGTGCGGCTACCTTGGCTATAGGGGCGATTCTTGTAGCTAGTGGATTTTTGACAAAAGGTATACCTCTCATGTTAGCCGGTGTATCGTCACTGGTTACAGCAGCTGCCATAAACAAGAATGCGATTGCTAAATTCCTAAGTGGTTCGCTAAAGAGTATTTGGAAAGTTATTGAAAACAATAGTGCGTTTTTTATATTTATAGGCTTATTGTTGTTGATATCCGGGATAGGGATACCGCTCGGTATCGGACTGATTGGTCTCGGTGCAGCCGGTTTGTACACTTCTTTATCGAGAAGTGATTCGGGAGCTTCCAAAGTCCTCGCTAAAATCAACAAATTCTTCAAAAGCATTAAAGACGCTTGGGACGATTTTGTTGATTGGTGTAGTAAAGCTTGGGAAAACTTTAAGAAAAGCAAATTCTTTGGTTGGTTGTTCGGTGGTGACGATAAAAGCACCAAGAAAACCAAAGGTGGAGGATTCGACAATAAGTTCCTATCCGGTTATACGAAAGATTCTCTTAAAGTCGGTGAGACCGTTGGAAAGAACGTGAAGAAGGGAACCGAGAAGGGATGGGGAGATTCTGCAAAGGGTTTCTTTGAAAAGTACCTCAAACCGATGAAGGAAACATCGAAGAGAACGAAGGTAGACGCTCCGAAACCACAGCTTGAAGACAACACAGGTGAACTGTGGAAACAATTCAAAGGTTGGTGGGAGAAGAAAACCGGAACACCTCTGAGTGTGAAAGGAATGGTCGAGCTTGCTCAGAAAGGTTGGAAATCCGTACAAGACTGGGTAAACAAGTACATCGGAGAACCTGTTTCCGAAAGCGTTAAACTTGCGAAAGAGAAGTGGAAAACCGTAAAGGATTGGGTAGGAAAGCACATTGGTGGTGCGTTCTCCGAAAAGGTTAATCTTGCAAAGGAAAAGTGGGAAGATGTTAAATCGTGGGTTTCCAAACACCTCGGAGGAGATTTCTTTGAGAATGTCGGACTCTCCAAGACATGGGACACTGTTCTGAAATGGGTGAAAGAACACACTGGTGGAATTTTCTACAAGGGTGTACACCTGTTGAAATCCTTCGGAAAAGGCATTCAGACCGTAAAAGATTGGCTGACTCAGAAACCTCAAAGCGGTGGAGAAGTCAAGAAAAAGATTGGAGTTACCAAAACCAAGAGTTGGGCAAGTGGTATTGCCGCATGGATTAAGGGTAAAGGAAACTGGGGCGGTTCTGTCAAGAAAGAAATCGGTGTTTCCAAGTCGAAAGATTGGAACATCGGCGGTATCGCTAAGTGGATTATCCGTAATTACATGGGCGGTAAGGTTGCAAAACCGATTGACCTTAAGAAAAACGGTTGGAGTAAGGTTAGCTCGTGGGTTAAGAAATCCATAGGTGATCCTGTCAAAGCGGCGGTGAAACTGGCAAAAAAAGATTGGGAAACCGTTGGGAAATGGGTTGGATCCAAGGATAACAAAGGCGGTGCTGTTGACGCATATGTAAAACTCGCTAAATCCGGTTGGGGTAAATCCGTAGCCGGTTGGGTGAAAGATAATTCAAAATCAGAGGAAGTTATCGTAACAGTTAAGCTTAAAAAGAAAGGTGCGAGAGGTGCTGCCGGGGGTGGAATTTTCACCAAGCGTGATTTCACATTTCTCGCAAACGGCGGTGTAATCACAGATTCCATATGGAAAGCAACACCGAAATATGCCGGAGGTACGAACAATGCACACGGTTCGATGTTCATTGCCGGTGAAGCCGGGGCAGAACTTGTGGGTCATATCAACGGTCGAACTGAGGTTATGAATCGTTTCCAGCTTGCTTCCGTGATGGAGCACGCAATCGTTGTGGGAATGTCTAGATTTACACAGTTTTGGTCGGAGCTTTCCAAGAATGTGGTGCTGTGTGCGAACGGTGTTATAAACGCTGTTCTCGTATCCGCTGACGCTATCAACGGAAATATGGCTATGGCAACAGCTACCAGTTATGAGGGTGTAAACCGTCTTGCTAGATACGCTGTGTCAGACGACAGCAGAAACATTAATAACGACAGAATCTCCAATGAAGAGTGGAAACGAAACATGAGAGATTTCTATGTTGAGTATGTCGAGCCAACGCTGAAAGGCATTGCGAACGACACCAAGAGACAGGCTGATAAGAAGGAAACAACCGTTGTTCAGATTGGCAACAAAACCGTTGCGAAAGCAGTTAGAGAACAAGAAAAAGCAAATGGGTATAAATTCACGAAGTAGTTTCAAGGAGGTAGAGTAGTGGCAACACCTAAGCAAATCAATTTTATCAAGATAGGTAATGTCGCTCTACCTCCGTGCAAACGAGGTGTGAACATTACCGTTACCACCGTGGTGAATAACGGTAGAAACACAAACGGTGCTGTAGTCGGACAGAAGGTAGGTCGTGACCAATACAAGATTGATAACTTGGAGTGGGCATGGCTTACCGCTGAACAGTGGGAAAGCGTACTGAGCGTGATGAAGAGTTTTTACTTCAATGTCACCTTCCCGGATCCTGTAACCGGTCGGATGATTAAACTGAAAATGTATTGCGGTGACAGAAGTGCAGAACCGTATTGGCTCGATAAGAACAATACAAAACCGACACACTATACGAATTGCAAAGTAAATCTGATTGATACCGGAAAAGGAAAGAAACAGTATGCAAGCAGTTAGTAAATTATACAGAGAGAGCATGGCTTCTCCTTTGAGAGAACGCTCATACATGAAAATATACTTTGGTCTTATCAATCAAGAGGCACAGAACAGTGCAAGAATTGACAAAAGTGGAACTTCTACTGAATATGAATACAGCGAATCATCTGATTTGTTCACAAATGAGAGCGATTCGAATCCGGAATTCGCCACTCTAGAAGAGAACTTCACTAAGGTTGACGGTTCGATGTATTTTCAAGGAACAACCGACAGCAGTGATGAATGGATATCGAAAGACATGGTCACAGGAAACAACACAGTCACTTTTAAGATTGTGTTTGACCAAGAATTACCCATAGACCTCAAAGGCATTACTGTAGATTTCGGTGAAGCGTATCCTGTTGATTTCGATGTGGTAGGAGACAACAACACGGTTTCTATTACCGGAAATAATGTAGGGACGTGGAAAACAGAAGAAGTTCTGAGGGAAACCAAAACGGTAACATTCAAGTTTTACAAGATGAAGTCGAACGCAATGAGGGTTAGAATCAAGTCCATCCTGTGTGGACTGGGACTGACTTATACGAATGATTCCATAATCAATTCGACACTGGAAACTAACATATCGCCTATCGGTGAAGATGTTCCTCAGATTGATTTCTCGGTATCGCTTGATAACTACGGTGACGAAATCACAGGGAAAAGATACTTTGATGTAGACGACCCCGATTCTGCGATTAACTATTTCACAGACGGTCAAGAGATTGATGTTTGGTATGGTTACGAACTCCCACAAGAGGTAGAAGCTGTTGATACAACAGACGCTGAACCACAGATTGAGTGGGTTAAAGGCTGTCACCTGTGGGCGACAGAATGGGAATCCGACAGCACTACAGCAACCATAAAAGCAACCGATATTTTCAGAAACAAGGAAAGCGAGTATGCGAAAGGTGTATATGACAGCAGTAAACCGTCTTTTTACACCTTAGCGGAAAGAATCATAGCGGATATGGGAGTAGAGGATTATTACATCGACCCTCGAATGAAAAGCCTGTACACGGATATCCCGATACCTCGTGTAACACACAAGGAAGCTTTGCAGATTATAGCGAATGCGTGTAGGTGTGTGCTGACACAATCACGGAACGGAAGAATTGAGATTCGCTCTAACTTCATGCCGGAAGTGAAATACAGTGTTACGAACAAAGCCTCTTTCGTATCAACCGTTAATCTGTTGGATTCGGGCAATAAGAAAAATTACGCTTGGTTGTCTGATGATTACATAAAGGTAGATGGTTCACAATATTTTATCGAGGTTGTGGATTCAATAACAGACGGAGGGTATATATCCGGGAACTACTCAAAAGCAGATTGCACGTTTGACAACAGTCCGAAAGTAACATTAACTATGAGTGCTGTTCGGTCGTATCGAACAATGACATTCAAATTCGGCGATTGTCTGCCGGGTGAGTTCAAGATTGAAACATATTTCGGTTCGGAGTTAAAGAATACATTCGTTGTGAAGAGCAATGAAATCAGTCAGAACTGTTCCATAATTCGAGATTATGCAGACTGCGACAAAATCGTTATTGATTTTTACAAAACTCAGAAACCGTATAACCGAATTGTGGTACATCATATCGGACTTGAAGACAATGTCGATACGAAAATCACCAAAGACGATATCATCGGTGATGTGACTGTTACAAAACAAGCTTTGGTGAAAGAAATCATCGTACCGTATTATACTTGCAAAATTCCGAGAGTATCAGAAGAAGTTGTGTCCGAATCGCTTACCTATACTAAGGAAGAAAAGAGTCCGCTTTGGGGAACGACACAAACCTATTACTTTGATGAACCGTACACCAATTATTCTGTGAAACTCAGTTTCGAAAGTGACGATGATAACGGCACGAGAGAATACTTTTGGGAATTCGACCCTCCGAAAATCATAAAACAAGGTGCGTATTCTGTGACTGTAACTATCCCAAGCAATGTAACTACAGATTATAACTACCCATGGGAGCTTAAGGTTTCCGGGTACAAATTGAGTCTTGTCGAGCAGAAGGTTACAAAACATCTGAATCTCAAAGGAAAAGTGGTCACTTGGGAAAACCCTTTGATTTCTAACTCCACACAAGCCGATGAATTAGCTGAGTGGATTAAGGATTACTACACGAGCGGTGCTGAGTACGAATACAGCACTAGAGGAAACCCGGAACTGGACGCAACCGATATTCTGTATCAAGAGAATGATTATCATAAGGACATGAAGGTTGTGATTTCGAAACACATTGTAGAGTTCGGAACAGGCTTGTCCGGGCAGATAACAGCGAGAAGAAAGGGGGATTAAACCGTGGAATGGATTGAACCCAAAACCGACTGGAAAGTCGAATACGATGAAAACGGTAATTATATCGGCGATTATGTCAACGCAGAAGATATTAATAGAATGATTAATAATTTGAAAAATATCGCTGCCCAAATTCGCCAAATACTTTTTTCAAACCACGTGTTTGAAGTTGAATATCTACCAGATGTAATTCGAGGTGACATGCTCGATCGAGTATATTTCAAGTCGCTACAAGATACCATCGGAAGTATGTTGGTATACATTTATGATATCGAAGCAACTAAACTATTCAATCAATATATTGCGAGCACCATGGATAACACGGTGATGTTACCAACGTGGGAATGGTACAACGCTGTTGAACGAATAACGAAAATGCTCGATAACGATATTAAGAGAATTCAAAACGACAAGAGAAAGTTGAAATATCGATTAGGAATTCCAAATACAGGAGGTTTTTAAATGAGTACTATTGGCGATTGGCAAGACTTGCCTACTAATTACGAGGACGCAAGATACAGCGGTGACAGAAAGTTCGAGATGAAAAAGAACGCTGACAACACCGTATCCCTCACAGACGTAACTGTTTATGAGAACGAAGACGTGTCTAGAACATTTTTCGGAGCTGCGGAAGCGAATCAGATTAACAGTGGTATGAATAAGCTCGTGGGTGCTGTGAACGATGTTATTGACATCATGTATCCTGTCGGTTCGATTTACATGAGTGTGAATCCTGTGAATCCGTCAACACTGTTCGGTGGAACGTGGGGAAGAATTCAAGATAGATTCTTATTGGCAGCCGGAAGTACTTTCTCGGGTGGAACAACAGGTGGTAACAAAGACGCTGTGGTGGTGTCTCACACTCATAACTTGTCTTCACACAAGCACTCGTTCGCCAACGGAACTAAAATTTGGACAACTGCAAGCGGTTCGACAGAACCGGGAGCTCAAATTTCGGGTAGCGGTAAGTATTATGCCGCTACTGCTAAAGAGGATTACAGGTGGCTTGCTACTACAGAATCGGCAGCACCGAGCATAGACGTAACCGGAAGTGACGGTACAGATAAGAATATGCCACCGTATCTTGCGGTATATATTTGGGAAAGATTATCTTAGGAGGTCACATGTTCGAAACGATTTTCATAACTGTGTTCGCTAGTACTGGGTTTTGGGCATTCCTCACCGCAATAATTCAACATAAGCGAGAGAAGAACAACGGAGAAAGCCGAATGCTTAGGGGTTTGGCACATGATCGCATTTGTTATTTAGGCTCTTGTTACATCAAACAGGGGTACATCACTAAAGACGATTACGAAAATCTGCACGATTATCTATTCTTACCGTACAAAGAACTCGGTGGGAACGGAACAGCAGAAAAGGTAATGAACGAAGTTGAAAAGTTAGAGTTTAGAAAGAACTAGGAGGTACATATGGATATTTCATTTGTAAACGATTATTTTGTTCCTGTAATTATTGCAATCTGCTTGGGGGTTGGATTCGTACTTAAGAATTTTCTCCCGACAGATAACAAGTGGATTCCGCTTGTTTTGGCTGTTGTAGGTGTTGCCTGTGGTGTCGCTAAGTTCGGAATTACACTGGACGCTGTGGCTTGTGGACTGGTAAGTGGACTGGCCTCTATCGGACTGCACCAAGCTTTCAAACAGATTCTGATGAACGGTGGATACAAAATCAACGAAACCACAGAAGATGAAGTTCGAGATTATCTGCTTGAAAAAGAAGAGGATGAAGCAGAAGATGAGGAGGTTGAAGAAGATGAGTAAGAAGCATAAGGTCGCTGTATTTTGTGGACACGGTCGCTCTCTTGACGGTAGCAAAGATGTTGGCACAGCCTACGGTGGACACACCGAGGTTGGTTATTGTCTTCCTATCACCAAGGCTTGTGTGAAATACCTTAGAGCAAGCGGTGTAGAGGTTGTAACCGATGTTCCGAGCAATAACATCAACATGATTAAACAGGTTGAGAAGGCAAATCGAGAGAAGGTAGAACTGGAAATGTCCATTCACTGTGACTGGTACAAGGGTTACAAGAAGGTTTCTCCACTCTATGTGTCTGCTAAGGGTAAGAAGTTGGCAAAGTGCGTGAACAGTGCTGTGAAAAGCGGTATGAATATACCGTCTACAGGAGTTGTTCGGAGAACAGACCTGTATGAGCTGAATCAAACCAATATGCCGGCTATCCTACTGGAAACCTCCAGTATTCTCGACAAGAAACATCTGTCACAGTCCGACAAGTACGGAAAGTGTATCGCAAAAGGAATCTGTAAGTATCTCGGAGTACCCTTTCGAGATAAAGCACCGGTAAAACAGCTTTACAGAGTTCGGAAGTCTTGGAGTGACGCTAAGTCTCAAAAGGGAGCATTTGAAAATCTCCAAAGTGCGAAAGCCTGTGCGGATAAGTATAAGCTGAGTGTCTACGATTCCACAGGAAAGAAGGTTTACAATGGCTAAGAAGAAAACGAGAAAAATTAACAGGACATATGTAGTTCTGAAGGCAGACCCCGTGAGGGTGAAACCGAGTTATAAGACCAAAAAGATTGCTACAATTCCTGTAGGAAAGAAAGTGAAAGCTACAAAGATTAACGGCTTTTACATCTATGTTCCCGAATATAAGGGTTGGACGATTTGGCAGAGTGCGAAAGGCGAGAAGTACGTAAAACTGGTCGCAAAACCAGTTTCACGCAATGCAGACAAGCTGATCGTGGCTCTTAAGGACATTGCGGTAACGCTTAAGAAATATCCTATCAAGTGGTCGAACAATCCCGGAACAAGTACGCTGAAAGCTACTATCAAGAAGAAGAGAATCAATTGTGCCGCATACATCTCTTACGGATTGCAGCGAATCAAAATTCTCCCATCGGGAACAACCTTTTGGTTAGACAGCAAGGTACACGGTAAAGGTGCGAAGAGGCTGAAAAAGAAAGCAACGGTGACTTATCCGAAAAAAGTTCCGTCTAAAGCCGGACTCAGAAAAGGTGACATTTGTGGATTTTCTAATAAGCCACACACTATGGTCTATGCCGGAAAGTCCAAACACGGATATCCCCTGTGGTATTCAGCCGGGGGTTCGGACACCAAACCTAAGAACTACGGAGCAAAACGAAAGAAGAGTTACGAAAATCGTAAAGTGATGGTTCGTATCAGATTGAAGTGAGTGAGGTGATGTAATGTCTACTGTACGAGGTACAACACCTGTATACACGTTTCACATCGAAGGAATCGATATATCCGGTAACTCGGTGTTTTTAACGATTCAGCAAGATGATTTTCGGAAAACGTGGTGCAACAAAACAGACAAAGAGGTGTTTCGTGTAACCAACGAAAACGGTAATACGACATTGACCTTATACTTATCACAGTCAGACACACTGGCTTTTCGTCCCGGTGTAGCAGAAGTCGAGGTCAAGTGGCTATCGGCAGACGGTATCGTGAGTGCTACAAATATTGCCAGTGTGAACTTCACACGAACGCTTTTAGAAAAGGTTATCTCAGATGAAACTGACACTGTCTGAACAGAATCATGATTCGACATTGGAAGTGAACACAACGGGGACGGTGTCGCTAGGAATGACCGAATCTCCACCCAAATATGTTGGAGCAAGGGCATATGTCGAAAAAACCGAGGAAGGCTACATTATCACACTGAGTGATTATGAAGGTACTACACAAGTAGAAGTGAACACTCGTGACAAACAACTCACCGAGGAAGATTTCGAAAAGATTCAGAATACCATATCAAACATTGTGTCCGAAAGAATCGTGGGTATGATGAAAACCGATATCTACGATAAGAATGAAAATGATGTGGTGGACAATTCCGAAAAAGTAAATGGACACACTGTGGAAACAGATGTACCGCAAGGTGCTGTTTTCACCGATACGATTTATGAGCCGATTTCCAATTTGGAAATTGATAGAATATGTGATTTATAAAGGGGGAATAACATATGGCTACTAACGATAACAACAGACTTACTACAGATGGAATTTCTCATCTTTGGCAGAGAATTAAGCTTCTCGTGACTAACAGTGTTTCGGGTAAGGTGGATAAGGTGTCCGGAAAAGGACTGTCCAGTAACGATTACACTGACGCGGAGAAAACAAAACTTGCTGGTATTGCAACAGGGGCACAGAAGAATGTTCAGCCGGACTGGAACGCTTCAACAGGTGATGGAGCTATTCTGAACAAGCCTACGATTCCGAGCAAGGTTTCACAGCTCACTAACGACAAGTCTTATCAGACTGCTGACGAAGTAAGCATTGCCATTGCAGAGAGAGCGAGAGGTGGTTATAAGGTTGTAGAAGCTCTTCCTACTACAGGAGAGGTCGGATACATGTATCTTGTACCGAATCCGACAGCCGGGGATAAGAATGCTAAGTCTGAGTACGTGTGGCTTGAAGATAGTAATAGTTGGGAACTCATCGGAAACGGTTCTGTAGACCTTACGAATTATGCTAAGAAGTCTGAGATTCCGACCAAGGTTTCACAGCTCAATAATGATTCTAGCTATGTAGACGCAACCGGTGTACGGAATGTAATCAAGAGCGACCTTAACTATAACACTACATCCACAGTGGCGAATAAAGTTCTTACAAACATCACCGAAACCAACGGTGTTATCGCACCAACATACACAGATGTCACTACTATGATTCCGGCGATTGATAATGACACCATCGATTCAATCTGTACACTGTAAGCGAGGTGTATTATGGAGGATAGATTAACAAGTTCCGGCTTGACGAAATTGTGGTCTAAGATTACAACTTGTATCACAAGCATGATTGAGAGTAATAATTCTTCCATCGTTGACAAGATATATCCTGTAGGTTCGATTTATATGTCGATGAATAACATGAACCCTTCAAGTCTGTTCGGCGGAAGTTGGGAAAAGTTACCCGGAGGTAGGTGTCTTGTAAATACAAGTTATTTGGATGACAACGACATGACTTATTCACCTTATATCAAAGCCGGTGAAACAGGTGGTTATCAAAACACGCAACTTGTCAGTCACTCGCACACATTTGAACACAGACACTATCTTAACAACGATGAACGAGTCCCGGGTACAAGCGACTGGGCCACTCAACACGGATACCTAACGTATGTTTTAAATTCGGGTGTATCTAGATTCAAGGTTGCACCAAGCACAGCTTCTAACGCTAGATATGTGTTAGGTGGTAAGACAGGTGCAAGTTCGGCTGAGAAGAGTGGACTCACCTTTAGTTCATATCAGAATCAGATGGACAATACATACACCGACACAGTAGGTAACATAGAAGGGAATAATAACGCAAATTATCAGCCTTACATCGGTGTAAACATGTGGAAACGGACAGCCTAGAACAAAATTCAAGGTATAATATGTCCACAAGGCAAAAACAACCGCCTTAAAACGCAAATAAACGGCGAGGGTCTGAAAGCCTTATATATCAAGGGTTTCGGAGCGTAAGAAAAAAGAGATAGGCACTAGCCTATCTCTTTTATGTCGAAAACTATTGTGAACCAATCCTTGTTTACAAATATGTTCGGATTTGTAGGTATTGGTGCTCCTAAAAGATTCATATCCGAATCGGAAAGTGACAACGTATCGATTTCATTATTAAGCAAATTGAAATTTACAACGATTTTCTTTCCACCGTCCGGATTATCATACACAAAAATAGAATTTATGATTGACCGAACAAGTTGTCTGCGAAAATGTCCGTTATCCACGTTTCCGTTTTTCAACGAATACAGATAGAACATGATCTGATTCTTTGTCGGAAGATTGCTGTATCTCGATTTTTCGATTGACAGGTTGGATTCGATTTCATCTTTTTCTTTTTCCAGTTCGTGTAATCGTTCGAGTGTGGACTTAACAATAATGCCTTGCTCGATTGCTGACAAAATATTCTGAATCTTATTCTTGGTTTCCTCTAAAGTGTTTTCCAGTTGCTTAACGTGTGAAACCTGTTCCAAATCTTCTTTAAGCAAATCAATCACTTTGTCGGATATGATTTCGATGTTCTCATCAGTGAAAACACGAGTGATTGTTTTACGCACAACCAAATCTTCCAAAGGTTCTTTCTTTTCGGGTTTCTTGTCACAACTCATAGGATTTGCTTTTCTGCACGAGCACTTGTAGTATCGGTAAATGTTACCGTGTCTAGAAGTACCGCTCTCTCCTATCATCGGTTTTCCGCAATGGCCGCAATAAAGTTTCCCCGATAGAAGATAGGTTTCTTTCGCTTTGTTCCTTGCTCCCTTATGGTTTTCACATCTCATTCTTTCCTGTACCTTAGTAAATAATTCCTTACTTATGATTGGTGGAATACCGTTCTCTATAACAACATCACCGTAGCGATAAATACCCATATATTTTTCATTGGTGAGAATAGAGTGATAGCTACTCTTCCCAAATTTCTTTCCTGTGGCTGTTCTGTAGCCGTGGCTGTTCAGATACAATGAAATCTCTCTTTGTGTAATACCTTCCGAATACATTTGAAAGATATACTTAACCGCTTGTGCTGTTTCCGGGTCGATTTGGTACTTTTTATTTTCGTCTGCAACATAACCGAGGGGTGCCTTACCTGTAACTCTACCTTGTAAAGCTACCTCATGCATACCTCGTTTCACACCTCTTGATAAGTTCTCGCTGTAATACTCAGCGTAACCTTCAAGTACAGATTCCAATATGATACCTTCCGGGGTGTCCGGCATGGGTTGTTTCGCATAATACAGCTTTACACCGTTTTTCTTTAATTTGGCTTTATACATTGCAGAATCGTATCTGTTTCGAGCGAAACGATCCAGTGTGTACATGATTACAGCTTCAAACTTACCCTTAGAACTATCTGCTATAAGCTCTTGGAAACTAGGACGGTCTGCTGTCTTGCCGGAAATTGCACGGTCGATGTATTCATGTGTAACAGTAAATCCGTTCTTTTCGGCAAACTGATAACACTCTCTTAGTTGTCCTTCAATGGATTCTTCATTCTGCTTGTGGCTCGAATATCGAGCATATATTACAGCTTTCACAGCTAAAACTCCCTGTGTAATCCTACAACAACACCTACAATTTCGTATTGATCGGGATTTGTGAAAACAAATGATTGATAACTCGTGTTCAAAGCTTGAAATAAAGCGGTTTGATTATCTATCTTTACAAATTTTCGAACAACAGCTTTGGATGTTTTGTTGCTACGGATTACGCATATATCATCCAAGTTACAAGAGTTTTGTTCTCTAACAATAGCAACATCATTCTCGACTATAGTCGGAAACATAGAGTTATCGTCAATTTGTAATCCCCAATAGGTTTTTCCATCTGTTGGTTTTTTTATCATAATATCCCCTTTCGTGTTAGTGACGGCGGTGACATCGATCCCGTTTGGAATTTCTTTAAGTACTGGAATTGAAACTAACTCCACAGAAGATACTGGTTTTGCGTTGGTGAAATCACCATACGGTTTGTCGCTAACACCGTCTAAATAATCGAGGGTTACTCCGAAATAATCCGCCACTAGCTTGCGTTTGTCAACTTTAGGAACGTATTCCCCTCTTTTCCAAGCTGAGAATGTTGACTGAGATAACCCCAATTCTCTCGCAAGCTTGGTGGCTGTCAACCCCCGTTCTGCTAAAAGTTTTTCAACGATATCGTACATGGTTGCCCTCCTTTACTAGAAAACTTTTAAATTTTTGTATTTTTTTGGTTGACAAAAATAGCTAGCTGTTATATATTAAATACAACGGTAGCAGTTTTCTATTATTAGATATATGAATTAGTGATGAAACGATTATATAAGAAAACTGTCAACAAATCAATAGTGAAAGGAGGCATTTTATGACATCTTATGCTCGTTTTGCGGAGTTGAGAGAACAAAAGCATTTGTCCGATCATCAACTCAGTAAAGAGTCCGGTATTTCGGCTACAACACTGTATGCTTGGAAAAAGGGCACATACACACCCAAGGTGGATAAGCTCGCAAAAATCGCTAAAGTTTTGGAAGTTCCACTCGAAGAACTGCTCAATCTCGATGACTAGCGAGTGTGTGGAAAACTTAGCACGGTCACTAATAGAACCCCTTCGGGAGTTTTACGAAGACCCTAAAAATGTTCAAGCGTTTAATGAATGGTTAAAGCACAAGGAGGAAAACAATGTCAAACAAAGGAATGGGAAATCTGTTTGAACAGGAATTAGACAAACTGCTCTATGAACACGATTTTTGGGTACACAGACTGACACAGAACGCAAGCGGTCAGCCGGCAGATATTATTGCCGTGAAAGACGACCAAGCGGATTTGATTGATTGCAAGGTGTGTACACATGACACATTCGATTTGGCGAGAGTCGAAGAAAATCAGCAGCTCGCTATGACCCACTGGAATAACTGCGGAAACGATAACGCATGGTTCGCACTCAAAACATCGTTCGGGGTGTACATGCTCTCGTGGGAAGCGGTTAGAGACGCTATGAAAACTTCAAGAGTTCTAAACATGCGTAGAATCGCTGCATTAGGCGAAACGATTGAAGAATGGCTTGAAAGAAACGGTGGGTATTATGGCGATTGTTAATATCAATTCCTGTGATAAGCAGTATGAATTGATTCTCGCTGACCCACCGTGGAAACAAACAAAAGGTGGTAAGAAATCCGTCAGACCTAATACCTCGGGTAAAGCTTTGGATTATCCTGTCTGCAAACTCGATACAATCCAAAAACACCTACAGGTAGCTACGGAACTCACCACCGATAACAGTTTACTATTTCTGTGGACAATTGACAAGTATCTGTTCGAAGCACAAGAAATGGCTGAAAACCTCGGTTATAAGCTCCACGCTCGAATGATATGGAATAAGGTTACTGGAATCCCGGCGGCATTCACCGTCCGTTATGGACATGAATATCTGCTGTATATGTATAAAGGTAAACTTAGACCTGTTGCCACAGAAGAAAGAGGAAAGATTCACACTGTCTTTACCGAACAGGTTAAAAGACATTCACAGAAACCCGAGATTTCATACGAAATCATAGAACGCTTATACCCCAATTGTAGAAAGCTCGAATTATACGCAAGACGTGAACGAGACGGATGGGATTCGTGGGGTAACGAGTTATGATTTTCATTAGACAGAACGCTATAAGAGTGTGTGACCCCACAGAGTCCTTCAAGAAATGGTGTAGAACCAACTTGAAAGTTCGGAATCCGGAATATGATACCAAAGCTCGAATGGGGTTTTGGCTTGGTAATACACCCGAGTACTTGACACTCTATGAGACAGACGGTGACGAATGGATTATCCCGTACGGAACAACAACGCTGTTGCCGTGGGAAATTCTACAGGAAGCACTGGTCTTTGACGCTTATCACAAGTGTTCCGAGGTAGATTTCGGAGCAGACATTCCGCTTTACGATTACCAACAGGAAGCTGTTTCGGCGATGGTGGAACAAGGAATGGGTATTCTGCAAGCACCAGCGGGATCGGGTAAGACACAGATGGGATTATCTATCGCAACGAAGATAGGAAAGAAAACACTGTGGCTGTGCCATACTAAGGATTTGCTGAATCAATCCAAGCAGAGAGCAAAGCTCTATATGGACAGCGACCTCATAGGCACGATTGCTGAGGGCAAGGTAAACATCGGAAAAGGTATCACATTCGCTACAGTCCAAACCATGAGCAAGCTGAATCTGAATAAGTACAGAAACACTTGGGACTGCATTATCACCGATGAAGTACACAGGGTAAGCGGAAGTCCTACAGCAGTGACACAGTATCAAAAGGTACTGGACAGCTTGGACGCACCGCACAAGTACGGCTTATCGGCTACTGTACACCGTTCAGACGGTTTAATCATAGCCACCAAAGCTTTAGTGGGTGATGTGATGTACGAGGTGTCACAGGACGATGTAGCAGACACCGTAATAACCGTGGGTATCAAACCTGTGGAAACAGGAACACAAATCAGCAGAGAGTGTCTTAACAGTGACGGTACGCTCAATTATCAAAGGCTCATATCCTACCTCGCAGAAAACGAGGATAGAACACAGCTTATCGTGAACAACATTGAAGAGGGCAGACCTTCGATTATCCTGTCCGACCGCCTAGCACACCTCGAAAACATGGTATCTGCATTACCCGATACGATGAAAAAAGACGCTGTGATTATCAGCGGTCGCATGACCTCGAAGAAAGGCAAAGCGGAAAGGGAACAGGCTTTAGATGATATGAGGAGCGGAAAGAAGAAGTATCTGTTTGCTACCTATGCTTTATGCAAGGAAGGCTTGGATATTCCGAGATTGGAACGGCTTTACATGGCTAGTCCTGTAAAGGATTACGCTGTAGTAACACAGGCTATCGGTCGAATCGCTCGTAAATTCGATGGGAAAGACGACCCGATCTGCTATGACTTTGTAGATGATATCGGTTATCTCGTTCGTTCCTACAAACAGCGGTGTAGTACTTACAAAAAGAACAGGTGCTACTTTGTTGAGACAGGGGGGGGGTGCTGAATGAGATTAGTAACCTATGACTGCGAAGTGTTCGCCCACGATTGGCTTGTCACATTCAAGGATAAGGACAGCGGAGAATACACTCTCGTATGGAACGATAATGACGCTCTCACAGCTTGTATAGACGATGACACCATTTACTGTGGATTCAATAACAAGCACTATGACCAACACATCATCAAGGCAATCGCAATGGGTTATTCCCCGGAAGATGTGAAGAAGGTGAACGATTATATCATCGGTGGCGGTATCGGGTGGTCTTGTCCAATGCTGCAAGGTGCTTGGTTCCAGTTCAATAACGCTGACCTCAAAGACGACACACAGCTCGGACAATCCCTTAAGTCCATCGAAGGACACCTCGGATTACCGATTCGAGAGAGTAGCGTGAGGTTTGATATCGACAGGAAACTCACCGAGGAAGAACGGAAGGAAACCGAGTACTACTGTAAGCATGATGTTGATACTACAGAAATGCTAATTGACATTCGGAAAGATTATCTTAAGAACAAAATCAACCTCGGACGATTAGCCGGACTGGGTGACGCAAAAGCACTGTCCATGACCAATGCAAAGCTAACAGCAGCCATGTTGAAAGCCGAAAAGCACGAGGACAGGAATGATGAACGCAAATACACCGTACCCGATAATCTGCGGAGAGAGTATGTTCCACAGGAGGTGTTCGAATTCTTTGAGCACATGTACGATGATTCACTCACAGACGATGAAGTGTTCAAAATGAAGCTGAAAATCAACGTGGGTGATTGTCCTGTGACCATCGGTTACGGTGGAATCCATGGTGCAATACCTAACTACTTCTTTGAAGAGCAAGACGGACGGATTATTCGTAACTACGATGTGGGTTCATACTATCCACACCTCATGACCGTTAACGGCTATACGAGTCGGAACATTCCGTCAGCCAAAATCTACGAGGATGTGCTCGACAAAAGAATGAAGGCAAAAGCAGATGGCGATAAAGCCACAGCCAACGCTTTAAAGCTTGTGTGCAACACAACATACGGTTGTCTGCTGAACAAGTACAATGACCTATACGATCCTCTTATGGGGCGGTCGGTGTGCATATCGGGACAGCTTTACTTACTGGAATTATCCGAACACTTGCATGAGAAGATACCGAATCTAAAGATTGTACAGATTAACACCGATGGTGTAATGGTAGAGTTCGATGACGAATTCTACAACGATGTGATTTCAATCACTAAAGAGTGGGAACAGCGAACAGGTTTCGACCTAGAAGAAGACAAAGTCGCTCGAATCGCTCAGAAAGATGTGAACAATTATGTCGAGGTACAGTCGGACGGAACGGCTAAATGCAAGGGTGGCTACCTTGTGAAAGGTGTATCCAACGTGGGTGCATTCAAGGTAAACAATTCAGCTGTAATTGTCGCTACAGCAATCAAAGAGTATTTCGTGAACGGCACTCCTGTAGAGGACACAATCAATAATTGTGATGATGTTTTTCAATATCAGATGATAGCGAAAGCCGGTACAAAGTACAAGGAATCCTATCACCTCGTAGATGGCGAGAAGCACCCTGTACAGCGTGTAAACAGGGTTTACGCTACATCCGATGAACGATACGGAAAGCTGTACAAGGTGAAGTCGGAAGATGATTCTACAGCCAAAATCGACAGCTTGCCGGAACATTGCATTATCGACAATGAGAACGCTATAACTATTGACCAAATCGACAAGACATTTTACATCGATATGGCACAGAAAAGGGTGAACGATTTCAAAGGAATCAAACCCGAAAAGAAAACAAAACGGAGGAAAAAAATGGCTACTGCAAAACAGAATGTATATCAGAAGTTGATTCTCGCAAGAGAAGAATTTCTCAAATCCGAAATCGAACAGACCGGAAAGAACATGCACCTGTCTTTCAAGTATTTCGAACTTAAGGACATTGTGCCCACAATTACCAAGATTTTCGCAAAAACAGGACTGCTTGCGATTATGAATTTCACCGATGAAACAGGTCGTGTGACCATCATCAACACCGACAACCCGGAAGAATCCATCAATTTTATCGCACCGTTCAATCAGATTGAACCGATTGTAAGTAACACAGGCAAACAGGCTACAAACAACATGCAAGCGTTGGGATCCAGTATCACCTACATGAGAAGATACCTCTATCTTATCGCTATGGATATCTGTGTAAACGATGAAATTGAACCGACCATCGACAAAACCACGAACGCTGCTACCAAGCAGAAACCGGCTACCCCGGCGAAGAGAACCGAGGTTAAGGAGAATCTGACAGCCGTAGAGGATAACGCAAGCGACATTCAGATTAAAGGCTTGAAGAACGTGCTGAAAAAGCTGAAAGAGAAAGACCCGAGCAAGGAAGAAATGATTGCGAAACTCGCTATTCAGACCAACGGTTTCAAGGTTATCAGCAAGAAGGATTGTGAAGCACTGGTTGAGAAAATCAACGGAATGTTGGAGGGTTAAGATGAAAGCAATGATTTCACAGCCGATGGCGGGTAAGACACCGGAAGAAATTGTGGAAACCCGAAATCGAGCAATCGAATTTCTCGAAAAAAGTGGATATGAGGTTGTAAATACACTGTTCACCGATGTTTGGTACACCGAGTCATCTATGAAGGGCAGGGGTGTTGTAAACAAACCCCTTTGCTACCTCGCCAAATCGCTTGAAAATATGAGTCTATGCGATGTTGCCTATTTCTGCAAGGGATGGGAAAGGGCGAGAGGTTGCCGTATTGAACATGATGTCGCTAAAGCCTACGGATTAATCGTAATGTATGAGGAGGATTATCACAGATGGCAAAACAAGTAAATTGGGTGGGAAACCACCTTGAAATCACACCACCGAGCAGAACTAAAAAGGTTACAGGAACGAGATTCGCAACCATTCTCGGTTTGAATCCGTGGAGTACCCCATTCGAAATGTGGTGTGCAATCACCAAGACCTACGAGAAACCTTTCGAGGATACGATTTATACAGTTGCCGGTAAGACCATCGAACCGAAACAGGCTGATTACATGGAAACCCTCGGATTGGATATTGTAAGACCTGTAGATGTGTACGGAGACGATTATTTCCGCAAGACCTACGGTGATTTCTATCCCGAGAATCCGATTTTCGGCGGCATGTGGGACTACCTCGGAATTGATGAAAAAGGAAATGTAGACACTGTTTTCGAAATGAAAACAACCAAACGTGTAGAGGATTGGGAAGAAGATATTCCCGAGTACTACGCACTGCAAGCAGCACTCTACGCTTATCTCAAAGGTGTAGACACCGTTGTCATGGTGGCCTCTTTCTTGGACGACAAGGATTATCCTGTGGAAACAACAGACGGTGAGTTCGACACCAAGAATACGGAAAAGTTCACACCGAATGTTACGAACACCATCACCAAGGTTTTCGAGCTGTCAGTGAGATATCCGAACTTTGAAGAGGATTATATCAAGCCTGTAGAGAAGTGGTGGAACGACCACGTTGTGACAGGAATCTCGCCGGATTTTGACGAAAAGAAAGACAAAGAGATTTTGGACGCACTGCGAAAGAACGATATCAAAGCAGATTCTTCTGATATCGAATCTATCGTAAAAGAAGCCGGAGAGCTTAAAAAAGAGATTGATGAACTCTCCAAGGTGATTTCTCCAAAAGAGAAAAAGCTGAAAGCACTCAACGACAAAATCAAAAATTACGGGATCGAGAATTTCCGTGACGGTGACAAAAAGGTTGAAGTCAAAGGTGACAAGTACACATGGACAATCAGCCGTGGCGAAAAGGTGACTATCGCCAAAGACAAGTTAGAAGAAGACGGACTGCTGAACAAATACAGCACCAATGAAGTTACTTACAGATTGACAGTTAAATAGGAGGTTAGAAAAATGGCAAGAATTCCACTGAGAAGCGGTTTCACACTCATTCCGGAAGGGGAAGATGTATTCAGAATTTACGAGGTTACCCATGACGAAGAGTTCGGAAAGATTGAAGTGAAATTAGTGAACGCAAAAGGACAGACAATCAATCAGCGGTTTAACTACAAAAACAAGGATGACGAATTCAACGAACAGGTACTCAATGTGTTCTCGTATTTCGCCCGGAACGCTACAGGGGATTTCGATTCGGATGATATCGACCCGATGGAACTGGTGAACCACTACGTTAGAGCAATGGTTGTTCATAACGAAGTGGAAAGCAGAAAGAATCCGGGTAAGTTCAACACATTCGCAAATCTGAAGGATTACTCCACAGCAGATGGGTTCGATGTAGAACCGACAGAACGTGCTATGACACTGGGAGCACCTGTAGAGAAAACAACCAAGTCGCTTGATTTAGATGGTTTGCTTGACTAAGGAGGTATCAAATGAATTTCAAACCAAAGATTAACGAAGATGGATTTATCCCTGTGGTGTATGTAACCGGCACCGACACCGCAATGATGGTTGTAACACCTGTTACAGCAGACGGTATCGTTCACAGAAACGAAAGGGTCGAATCCGACATTGACGGATACGTTTGCTATAAGGAAAACGACGACCTCAGATACTATTTCGAGCTTGCGGAAGAACCTAAGAGAGAGGTTAAAAAGAACAATGGGAAATAGATTCTATTCCGAATATGTACGGCATTGTTTGAGATTCTACGCTCGGTACGAGAAGCCTTTGGTTTTTCGTACCGATGTGGACAGACTGAACTGGGAAGCCTGTGAAGACGCATTGTCTTTTCACAGTCCGAGGGTTCGAAAACTCGCTATAGCTATCTATAAACAGGAAAGTCTGAACATTGCGGAAGCAGTGAACAAAGTCTCAAACGACACCGGCACCGACCGTGTACTACTGTGGTCGATTGTAAAACGACTGGAAAAGAATGTTGCGATTGCGAGAGGATTAATTTAATGACTATCGAAAACATACCAACAGAACTGAAAGAATTAAACCAGTGGGTTTGTACCACGGCTGACAGCAAAGTACCTATGAAATCATGGGAAATGTCGGCTGCTTCAAGCACGAACCCGGACACATGGTCGGACTTCAACACAGCTTCTGAATCTGTCAGACAGGGAGCTTACAACAACGTAGGATTCGTGTTCAATGACAACGGGTATGTTGGGATTGACATTGACGACGGCTACGATAGCGACGGTTTTCTGAGCGATATTGCAGTAGATATAATCGGTCGCTGTCGCAGCTACACCGAAAAATCGAGAAGTGGCAGAGGGTTTCACATTGTGCTTAAAGGTGACTTACCTTTTCTTGGTAAGAACAACCTATCGGGGGTTGAGATATATAAGAAGTCGAGATACTTCATCATGACCGGTGACACCGTTATTTATGACGAAATCACCCATGACCAAGACGCTATAGATTATGTTTTGGGTAAGTATTTCAAAAACATGAGGGAGAAATCAAAAGAGCCTGTTTTCGGAAAACGGATTTATAACCCCATTTGGGAAAATCCATTCGATGGGCATAGGTTCAAAATTCGCCCAACATACCCTCCTATCGGTGAGGGTGGAAGAAATATATCTTTAGCCTCCCTTGCCGGGAACATGCATACCATCGGTTATACGAAGAAACAGATATTTGATGAGTTAATGCGTGTAAATCAGATAGCTTGTGAGAAACCCCTACCCACTTACGAGATAGAAAGCATATGCAATTCAATTACAAGATACAGGAGATAACATGCAAGAACTGTTTGAGACACGAAACGGAAAAGTAATCATGGACGAAGATTTGTCCGGCAAGATGTACACAATCAAACAATATCACCCGGAAAGAGCAGACTCGGAGTCCTCGGGTTTCGAGTGGTCTGAAATGGGTATGGCTGCATTGTTCGGTATTCTGTATAACCAAGAGGCTAGGTACTGTGTTGAGCGGAAGTGTTGGTACACTTACAGCGAAGGTGTGTGGGTGAAAGATACAGGATCGATTCTTGTATCCGAGAAGTTGAAAGATTTCGTGAGACTCATGATTCTGTACTGTGGCGAGATTGTAGACGATGACAAGCGGAAAGCTTATACCACCTTCGTTAACAAGATGTGCGATAGGAGAATGAGAGACCGAATTCTGAAAGACGCTACAGGAGAGTTACCCATAAGTGCCGATACCTTTGATAGTAACCCCTATCTCATAAACTGCTTGAACGGCACTTACGATTTGAGAGACTTCACCTTTCGAGAACACGACTGGCGAGATTTCATAACCATGCAGACTGCTTTTCGACACACCATAGATAAAAAAGCAAGGTGCCTTAGGTGGGAAAGATTCATCGATGAGGTAACAGAGGGTGATAAAGAAAAAGCAGATTTTCTGCAAAGGGGACTGGGATACAGTTTACTGGGCATGAGTAACGAAGAGTGTATGTTTATCTTACACGGTAAAACAACCCGAAATGGTAAGTCCACACTGCTGAACACCATCGAAATTATGCTCGGTGATTACGCTAAGGTTGCACCTGTTGGAATGATTTGCAGCAGTGGACGGAGTGTATCAGCGGAAGCAGCTTCTCCAACATTGGTAGGACTCAAAGGAAAACGCTTTGTAACCATGAGTGAGAGTAATGAGTATGGGAAACTGGATGAAGAGAAGATAAAGCAGTTTACAGGCGGTGAAGAACTGTCTGCAAGAGCCTTGTATGAATCAGCCATCACATTTACACCTCAGTTCACATTGTGGCTCAGTTGCAACGATTTACCGAGAGTTACCGACAAGTCGCTGTTTGCTTCTGACAGAATCAAGATTATCGAGTTCAACAGGCACTTTAGCCATGAAGAACAAGATGTACACCTTAAGAGTGAATTTACCAAAAAGGAAAACATGAGCGGAATATTCATGTGGCTTGTCCGAGGGTATAAGAAGTATAAAACACACGGCTTGTCGATTTCTAAAAACTTGGAGCAACCTATCAAGCAGTATGAACGTGATAACGATGTGGTTCTTCAATTCTTGGAAGAACGATGTGAGCAAGGTGAAAACTATTCTGCAAAGTGTTCAGAACTGAACAAGAATTTCAAAAGATGGGCAAAAGCAGAGGGATACCCTGTTCTAACATCACAGAAGTTCAACTCGGAGTTACAAAGGCATTCGGACTGGTGCAGTTGTAAGGTACGTGTCGATGGATACGAACACTACAAGGGATTGAAGTTAAAAGACAGTATTTGAGGTATAAGACATGATTAACATTGAAGATGTAATTACATCGAATGCAGAAGAGCTCGGTTTCGTCATACAGGGTATGCGAAACCCAATGAACAGTTGGAACAAGTCTGACACCCAAGGTTTGACCGTGGGGGAGAAGGATTTAAAGCTAATGCAGACACTTTGTACCGCCGGAACGGATCACCGAAAGTATATGCGAATGATGACCGTGTACATGAGAATCACAGCACCGCTGTACTGGTGGAAAGAGTTCGACACATACAAGGTTGGAACGACCTGTAACAGCTGCTCCACCATGCACAAGATTCACGAGAAGGAGTTCGAACTTGATGATTTTAGCCACGAGCACTTAGACCATACGTCAGAGACATTTTTGAACTGTACCATCACAGTTTTGAATTACGCTAGGGAGCGTTTCATGGAAGATGTTTCGAAAGATTACTGGTGGCAGATGATCCAGCTGCTCCCGAGTTCCTACAATCAGACTCGAAACGTAATGCTGAATTACGAGGTATTAGCCAACATGTACAAATCAAGAAAACATCATAAGTTGGATGAGTGGAGAGATTTCTGTGAAACAATCAAACTACTACCGTTATCGGAGCTTATCACAGGAGAAAATAGCCATGAACAGTGAAAAGAATGTCCAGTTCGGAAAATGGTACGGATACGAAAAGGAAACATGTGAAAAGAGAATCCACCCAAGAAGTACACCTTGCGGTGACACAGCAGTGGAAGAGAGAGCCAAAAAGCAAAATATGCACCCTTGTTTTGGGTACAGACAGACCAAATGGCTGATTGTGGATGAAACCTTTTGTCCGGAATCCATCGAAAGTATGGATATACAGGCTGTGGTTGTAAAAACCAAGGGCGGTGCTGTGGACATTGATGTTTTGGAAAACGGATTTCTCCGTAAACATCACTGGGACACAGTGAAAGAGATTTTATTCTTAGGAGGAAATAAATGAATCACAGAGAAGCGTGTCTGAGAGCTGCGAACGATTGTGTGAACGGCATGAGAGAACAGGACTACGGCACACCGGAAGATAATTTCGGAACAATCGCTAGAATGTGGTCTGAATATCTCGGAACAGAAAACATTATGATATCGCCAAAGGATGTGCCAATCATGATGGCACTTCTCAAAATCGCAAGAATCAAAACCGGTGGTGGCACAGGAGACAGCTACGTTGACTTAGCCGGTTATGCGGCCTGTGCTTACGAAATCGCAGAGAATGAAAAGGAGGATAACAACAATGAAAATGCCAACACTGGAACCCGGTAAAGAAAAAAGAATCGCAGAATTGGTAGATTTCATGGGAAATTATGTCTCAAGCTACGATATTGGTAGACTGGACAAAATGAATTTCTTTACAGCACCGGCAAGCACTAGATTTCACGGAAACTACGAAGGCGGTCTGTTCGACCATTCCTTCGAGGTTGCTAAAACACTAGTGGGACTCACAAAGTACAACAATCTTGACTGGTATAGAAAAGAAAGTCCATACATTATCGGAATGTTCCACGACCTGTGTAAGACGGATTATTACATTTCAAACGGAACCGGGCACTGCTGGGAACACAATGATGATTGTCTGCTGAAAGGACACGGTGAAAAGTCTGTAATGCTCTTGTCACGGTTTTACACGCTGACGGAAGAAGAAATCATGTGTATTCGTTACCACATGGGAGCATTCACCACAAAAGAAGAGTGGAGTGATTATACAAGAGCGGTACACGCTTATCCGAACGTACTATGGACACACCATGCGGATATGATTGCAAGCCACGTGTGCGGAATATAGGAGGTACCGATGACATTAGGCAGCCTGTTTGATGGATCGGGTGGTTTCCCACTGGGTGCGATACTTTGCGGTATTACACCCGTGTGGGCAGCCGAGGTAGAACCGTACCCCATCAAAGTAACCAAAACAAGACTTCCGTTCATGAAACACCTCGGAAATGTTTCTGAGATTGACGGAGCAAAAATTGAACCTGTGGACATTATCACCTTCGGTAGTCCGTGTCAAGACCTATCAATCGCCGGAAAGCGAGAAGGATTACAGGGAAACCGAAGTGGATTGTTCCATGAAGCGATGAGAATAGTAAAAGAAATGAGGACAGCAACAGATGGAGAAAAACCAAGATATATCGTGTGGGAGAATGTCACAGGAGCCTTTTCCAGCAACAAGGGAGAAGATTTCCGAGTCGTCCTCGAAACCATCATGCAAACCAAAGACGAAACCTTTACAGTACCTAGACAGGAGAAGTGGAACGGATCCGGGTGTATCGTGGCAGACTCTCTCTCTCTCTCGCATGGAGAACATTTGACGCTCAGTATTGGGGAGTACCCCAAAGAAGAAAGAGAATCTACCTTGTCGCAGATTTTGATGGTGAACGTGCCGGAAAAATTCTATTTGAGCAAGAAGGCTTGCGAGGGAATTCTTCAAAGAGCGTGCAAGAGTGGAAAAAGCTTACCGAAAATTCTAGAAGAGGCCTTGACCTACCAAGCGAATATCGAATGACACTATTCGAGAATCATGGGAGAGACACACGCTATAACGAACTGAAAAACGCTTGCTCAACCTTAACCGCTGCTTTGGGTACAGGTGGTAATAATCAGCCGTTAGTGACTACCTATGATGTGAGATTCACCTCAGAGGGTACAAGGAACAAGCGAGCCAACGTGTATGAGACCGATGTGAGCAGAACGCTTAGTACAGGCGGTACTTCCCCGGAAGCAAATCAAGGGGGGGTTGTGATAATTAGTAGTTTTTCACAGGACACTTACGATAAGTACAGCGAAAGCAGTGTTTCCGCAACGCTGAAAAGCAGCGGTGGAAGTTATGGGGGGGGTAGTGAAATGATTATCACGACAAAGTGTAAACCAAAATACACGGTACGTAAGCTCACACCGATTGAGTGTGCAAGGCTCCAAGGCTTTCCCGACTGGTGGTGTGATGATGTTGAAAACACAAATCCATCGGAAGAAGATATGGAATTTTGGAGAAGAGTTTTCAAAACCTACTACACCATCAACGGCAAGAAAACAGTTAAAACAGACAAACAGATTGTGAAATGGCTAAGTTCGGACAACGGAGATTCGGCAAGATACAAGATGTGGGGCAACGGTGTTGCATTGCCGAATGTGATTTTCGTCCTGTCCGGGATAGCAGAAGGGAGTGAAGATGGGAACGAACCGTACACCGAATAAGAATCAGAGCGAGGTGAGACCGTGAAAGAATTAATCGGATTTAATTTGATTGCATTTGCGATTACATTGTTTGTAGTATGTGTATTTGGATTGGAATTGAGTACGAAAGACAAGCTGATTTTCGTTATGCTAGAAGCTATATTTCTAGGGGTTCTGTCTGTGGGAGTCTATCTATTAGCTTATTAGTCAAGGAGGTGAAGAAGATGGGAACGAATTATTATGCAGTGATGAAGAAACCAACAATAGCGGATCCGATTCATATTGGTAAATCGTCAATAGGGTGGAAATTCTTATTTCACACCGTTCCGGGATACATTAACTATATCAACGGTGAACCACTGAATAGCTACAACAGATGGATTAGCTTTCTCAAAGAGTATACCGATAACGACACGATTGTGATTATGAATGAGTACGATGAAGAGGTCAGTTTGAGCGACCTCATCGAACTTGTTCAGAGAAAACAGCTCGAAAACAATGATGACAATTTCAAACACTGTGACAATGTCGGAGGCTATAGATTCAAGGGTGGTGACTTTTCATGAAGAAGTACTTGATTGAAATCATATGTGCTGTTCTGCTCACGCAAGTTTTGTTGTCAACAATCACGGTGATTTTAGCTTCAACAGCAACCACAGGAATAAAAACCTCAATGATAGTGTTTGTCATTGTATCGTTCGGAGCACTTATTACGGGACAGGAGGAATAATATGCAACCAACAGTAAAGGTGAGTTGGAGCGGTGGTAAAGACAGCACCTGTGCCGTGTTGATACACCTAGCTTTGGGTCACACGGTGAAGGCAGTTAACTACACACCGATGTTCACAGAAGAAATCCCACTACAGCTGAAAGACCATTATGAATTCATTCAGCGTACGGCAGAACGGTTCCGGGATATGGGAGCAGAGGTGTACATGGTCACAGGAATGACTTACTGCGACTATGTTCTACGGCGGAAAACAAAAGGTGCAGACAAGGGTGGAATCATGGGGTTTCCGTGCTTCATCCCGAGGACGTGTAAGTTCAAGAATTTCAGCAAGGAACGTGCATTAAAGAGTTGTGATGTTGGCTATTACGATTACGAGGATATCGGGATAGCATACGACGAAAAGAAGCGACAGAGCCAACTGAACGAGAAGTTACGTTCTGTGTTGGTGGAGTACGAAGTTACGGAACAGAAAGCGATGGAGATTTGCAAGCACTGTGACTTGTTATCACCACTCTATGAGCACTATAAGCGTGATGGCTGCGCATTGTGCCCGAACGCACCGAAAAGAGAGCGTGAGCAATGGTTCAGAGAGTTTCCGGAAGCGGTGCCAATCCTAAAGGAATTGCAAGACAAGGTAAGGGCGGAAAAGCCAGAACAATCACCACTTAGGAATCACGAGTGGTTTTTATAAGGAGGAAGGAAATACATGTGTATGCTCACAGGAGAAGAACTTTATAACATTGACCTTAAACCAAACACCTGTCCGCTTCTCGAAATTGACACCGGGTGGATTGATGTGAATGAACGACTCCCGGAACCAATGAAGAACGTATTAGTGGTCACGAGAGATAGCACGGTGTATCCACCCGGAACAATCAAGGTTGCTTATCACAGCGGTTATAAAGGCATTTTTAACAGGAAACTGTTTCTCGATAATTACTCACACTGGCAACCACTTCCGTTGCCACCGAAAGGGGAGGTAAATCAATGATTAGAATAAGAGACTGTAACGAGAACACACTGGGAACACTACTTAAGACCATGCGGAAAGAGCGAGGTCAAAGTCAGATTGAGGTCAGCGAAAAAGCAGGACACAATACTCCTGATTTGTGTAAGTGGGAAAACAACAAACGACCTGTATCGTGGTATATCTTTTTAGAGTATGCGGAAGCGATGGGTTACACCGTTGACATGACAATTCGAGAAAAGGAGGATTGATGGTGAAATACAAAATATTGTGGGAAGCACTGAAAGAGACAGCGGAAACCATGACCGAGATAGAAGGGTTTGATGACACTTTTAGATGGAGCGTTCTGTTAAAGATGATGAAGGACGGCGAGGACATGGTTGAGTCGGAGAAGTGGTATAACGGAACGGTTGTTAAAGCTTTGGTATTCAGCGTTGCTTGTTGGGGTGTGATTGCACTGATAATGCATGTAATAGCATAAAAGGAGGTATAATGTTTAACGAAAACGAAAAAGAAAAGATAAACTCGATTCTGAATTATTACGGATTGCCGAATCAGATTCTTAAAACCTGTGAGGAACTTTCCGAGCTTAGCACAGCACTACTGCACTATTACAACAAAAACGGCGGTGAGATTGCTAAACTCACCGTGGTGGAAGAAATCACCGATGTGTATGTCATGTTGGAACAGATTAAAGATTTCTTTGCTAGTGACACCCTCTTTCACAATCTGGTAGAATATAAGACAATCCGGGAACTGAACAGAATCAAGGAGTATGAGACATGCGAAACCGAGAATATGTCGCAAGACAACTGATGGAAGGCAGCGGAGCCAGTTACGAGGCGACCGTATTCTACAACATCGCTTGTCCGTATGCGGTCGGCGACCCCAAAGCACACTGCTACAAGAAAACCGTAACCATCACTAGAAAACGCTGTTACAACTGCAAAGAAGAATGGCTTAACAACCCTGTAGAAGGAGAGTAAACAATGATTGTAAACATTAACAACTACACACCAAAGAACTATGACGACAAGTACGAGCACCTGTGGAATCAGCTGAAATTCGCTCTTTCCTCGTTCGACCCAAAGGAAGACATGTTACTGGGGGATCTTCTCGAAGCAATGGAGATTATGGAGAAAGAAGCGGAGGAATAATCGTGCTGACAATCAACTTTGATTCTAACACCCACGACCCGGGAAGCGTACTCAAAATGCTGAGAGTGAGTCGAAACCAGTCACAGCGAGACGTATCCGCTGTCACAGGCTATGGGCAATCGTCCATTGCTAGATACGAGACCGGCGAGCAATTCTCGTTACAGTGTCTCACAGACATTGCCAACGCACTGGGTTATGATGTATCCGTTACAATAACGGAAAGAGAATAAACAATAAAGAGCGTACTGCTTAATACTACAGCCACACCAAAAGCTACTGAAACAAAAAATCGATTACTTACTACCCAACAATCGTGGCTGAATGTAGATATAGCTGTACGCTCTTTATTTGACTTCTAAGCGATTTTTAGAAGTCTGTCGATAAATTATACCTAATCGAGATTAAAACCTCGTGGTGAAGCTAAAAATAGCCTTAAAACGGAAACGAAAGGAGACTGTATATGTCAAAAGATAAGGAGACTGTTGTAAAAGACAAGGAGACTGTTTCAAAAGTTAAGGAGACTGTTAAGCCGTGGGAAGAGTGGAAAAAGACACCAAAGTACCCGAAAATGTCCGGAAATGGTAAAAATTCCCCGGTGATGGGTGCAGAAGCAGGACTTAAAACAAATGAGGGTGATACCGCTAAGTATTTGAAAATCAACATGGCACTGTACAACATGGAGAAAATCAATCTGAGAGATACTGAATTGCTTGATAATCGGATTGCGGAATATTTCAACCTGTACATGTCATATGATACTAAGCCAACGGTTATGGGACTTGCTATGGCACTTGGAATGAACAGAAGAACATTGTATGGGATTACTCATGATAAACCTATTGGTGGTAAGGGAAACTATAGCAACTTGCCTTCCGAGAGTACGCTCAGAATAAAAAATGCTTACAATCTGTTAGAAAATCTTTGGGAAACTTACATGCAAAATGGAAAGATTAATCCTGTATCGGGAATATTTTTGGGCAAAAACAACTATGGATATCGAGACAAAGTAGAGTATGAGGTTACACCTAATGTGAAGAGTTCGGAAGACTATTCCGTTGATGACATTAAAAAACGCTATAGTGGCAGCGACTATCAGCTTAACGAAACTCCGAACGAGTAGCGACTATCAGCGACTATCCCTCTGCGACTATCAGCGACTATCCCTCTGCGACTATGAAAAACTCTAGCGACTATCAGCGACTATCGGGGGCAGCGACTATCGACCATGCCCTCGAATTTTCTAAATTAGAGATTCTAATTAAAATTTTCTCTAATTCAATTATACCTAATGAAATTCCAATTCAAATTCAAAATTTAATGAAATTCGATTAACCTCCCTGATTGGGAGGTTTTTCTATTTCACAAATAAAGAATTATTGTAAATTGTAAAACCCGGATCGAGTGGGCACATTTCCCGGATCGTCTCGACCGGATCGAGTGGGCACATTTCCCGGATCGTCTCGACCGGATCGAGTGAGTGCAGCATTAGAATTTTACACAACAATAAATTTTCTAATTTAACTACAAATACAAGTTAACTAGAATTAGAAAATATAGAAAAATTCTAGTAAAACATACAGTAATAAAATTAGAAATTCTAATTATGAAAAACTCCAATAATAGTAAAAGTGCAAAAAATCAGCAAAATGCGGTAACTTTTTCTATATAGACCCCCTTCATGTGGAAGTTATAGCACTTTTTCGATTTTTTACCACCAAAGCAATCTTATAATAGTGCTGTTTTCCTTGTTTGTCAAGGGTTTCAAGGGTTTTCCCTAAAGGGTAAAATTTTAAAGTTTTGCACTTAAATATATACATATAATAGAAGGAAAATTTTATATCGCATAAAATTAGAAAAAACATAAATTCGTATATCTAGTTGCGGAAGGTTGAAACATAAAAGAAAACTGTTATAATACAAGTATGAAAAATAAAAGAATTAAACAGATTGCTGTTATGAACAAATGAAAGAGAGGATTAAAAAATGATTATTGTAGAAATTAATAGCGAATACGAATTGAAAAGAGAACTCGAAGGTACTAGTTACGATGATTTTTCGATGTTTGGACTGAAAACCATCATGGATTATGTGAATGAATGCTATACCGCCATCCCGTATGAGTTCGAACCTTGTGGCTTTGGTTCTGAGTTCGATGAATATTCAGACGCCAACGGATCGACGCTTGATCTTGATAACCTTATCAACGATTATGGCTACCTGATCGAGGACGAAGACGAGGACGAGGACGACGATATGGAAACGTGGGAAAGAGTCGCCCGGGCGATCGAGGACAACGGACGGAACACAGTTTTGTGGATCAATTCCGACGTGGTCAACGGTATTGTGATAGTAAAGTAATGAACGGAGGTGAAAGAAGATGTTCGACAAAAGAATTATGAGAGCTGCAAAATTCGGATATATCCCGGATAGTGTTACGAAAGATATTATTGATATTGTGCCCGTTAAGCTGTCAGACGGGCGCACATCTACCCGGGTCACGCTCGATCGGGTTATCACAGAAGAAGAGCGGGCGGCACTGGATAACGTGGCTATAGTTGGGAAGGATTGTGTGGCGGTGTACCGCTACGCACCGGAAATTAAAAAATCCTATTTTTATGTAGTATAAGGGGGTGAGAACGTGAATAACATTAGTTTATCGGATATGTGGCGAAACAAGCGTTTCGAGCGGGTGAGCAAGACGACAGCAAGACGACACTATAACAACGGTGAATCAATTATCCTTCTTCCGTGTAAATGTTTCACTGACGGGTTTTCTTTCGAATCACCGGAAAACCACAACAAGGTTAGAACATTCGATAATCTTGTAAATGAATTCGAATATTACAATTGTAATTATGAATGCGGCTATTATGCCGCGTTCTATATCATATCCGGTAATATTCGGGGTCGGAAAGGGGTTGGAAATGATTAAAGGATTTATTAATCCGCTCTATCTGGATCGAATCATTAACGAATTGGGCGGCTGTGAAAACATAGCCGAATACCGGGAAGGGGTGTTGGTTGATTCAATGCTATTCTATATCGGTGATAGTGTTGTGGCCTTGATGGAACACCCCACCGGGTGTGATAGATCCGTTTACCGGGTGGAAATGGCACCGGAAGGAACACCGGAAGCAAGCAAGATTGAAAGCTATTTCACAATGTCATACACGTTAGATTAAGTTAGATTATATTAGACAAACAAGCAAGGAGGATATATAATCATGAGTATCAAAGTAAACGAATTGTTAGAGATTGGAAGACGTTACAACGAAGTTTCGGAACTGATTAAGGCATTGGAAAAAGAGAAGGAAGAACTCAAGGCGGCTATCATTACCGCTATCGGTAGAGACAACAGTAGAACGGTTGATAAACAATTGACTTTTAAGGTCAATCATGTTGAGTTCAACCGATTCAACGAAACCGAATTTAAGCAAGACGACCCGGAAACCTTCGAGCGGTACAAAACAAAAGTAGTTATTCAAGACCGGGTAACGGTAAAGGGGGTGGAGTAAATGAAGAAGTATAATAAATGGGATACAATCGAAACCGTGTTGATGATTATATTTTTTATGATTTATGCACCGGT